ATATTTAGAACAGAACAAGACGTAAGTATCTTTACTATTAATCCAGTAAATTATTTTAGCAATGATTTTGAAACAATGTCTAATTTAGTTAGTACCTCATTTTATGATAATCCACTACCGTTAGCAATAAAAGCAAAATCACCTAACAAGAACATTGTTATTAAGGCAGGAACTCCAATAGCAACAATAATTCCTATATCTCTTTCAAGTTTAAACAATACGTCAATAGAAATTTTTGACTATAAAGATGAAAACAGAGAAAGACTAAACGCAAATATTTCATATGGCGAAGCAGCACAGGTAATTAATTCTTCTGGTCAGTGGACAGACTGGTATAGAGATGCCGTAAATGAAAATGGAGAATCTGTTGGAACTCACGAAGTTAAGGCTTTGAGACTGTCAGTAGTTGATAATACACAAAATAAACAGAATGGTATAATGTAATTATGAATAACACAGATAATGTTGTATATAGAAAGCCATCGATGACCCCTTCTGGCTGGTTTGGCGATAGTAAGGATATGATCGTAGAGTTAGAGAACTTTATGACAGAAGAAGAAATAGTCTTTTTAGAAAAGGCTGCTAAATCAATAACAATCTGGGATGTAACAGAAAGCCACGTAAACGAAAACGGAACAGTTGTTTATGATTCAGAATATTGGAAAGACAGGGTTGCAACAAGTCCCACATTGGATAAAAATGATCCAGCGATAGCACCAGTAATTGCAGGATTGTTTCAAAGACTAAAGCCAATCGTAGAAGAATTTTATAAGGTAAGGGTAACTCCTACTGGAACAACAATAGTGAAGTGGCTGCCAGGACAATTTCAAAGACCACACGCAGACAAAGAGTTACACGAGGGTCCAGATGCGGGATTACCTAATGACTTTCCAAACTATGATCTTTCCAGTTTATTTTATCTAAATGACGATTATGAAGGTGGAGAACTTTATTTCCCATTACAAGGTGTTCAGTTCAAGCCTAAAAAGGGTGCAGCATATTTTTTCCCAGGGGATAAAAACTACATCCACGGAGTAACAGAAATTAAAAGTGGACTAAGATTTACATGTCCATTTTTCTGGGAGATAACAGAGCACACAGGAGATAGAAAGCCATGAACCTAAATAACAAAAAAAGAATAACAAAAGATATTATAGTATATGAAAACTTTTTAGACTCAGAAACTTCTGCTAAAATTGTAAAGGCTTTAGATAAGCATGCAGAGAGTGGAAGCATATCTTGGATGCCAATATCTTTTTATGAGTCTTATTCTTCTGTTTTGCCATTAGATAATGATGAAGAAGTTATCTCTCTTGGGTTAAGCCCAACTATATTTTCAGACATTGAAAAAGCAATGCCAGCAGCAATCGCTTCAGTTCACGACCTTGACCCAAAAACAATTTGTAAGATTGGCTATCACACACAAAAGTGGGAGCCAGGAGCATATGCAAGAGTACACTCAGACAACACAGATGCTGAAGGTAACTCTGGAGCATTTACAAGAAGTAGGTATGCTGGATTTTTGTATCTAAATGATAACTTTGAAGGTGGGCTGCTAAGGTTCCCAGATCAAAACATAGAAATTAAGCCAGAGGTAGGAATGCTTGCCGTATTTGACGGGGGATTTAATAATATGCACGAAGTGTCATTGATTGAAAGCGGAGTAAGATATACAATAGGGTCCTTCTGGGATGACAGAGAAGAAGATGCATATCCGCAAGAACTTAGAGATGCTTGGGCAGCAGAAATGAAAGAGACTAGAGCAAAGCAAGAGATTGAAAGAGCAGAATGGCAAGACTTATTAAAAGAAGGATATAAGTTAGACAAAGATGGCAATAAGTATAAAATAGAGGATTCTCAAAATGATTGATTCTTTTAAAAAACAATTAACAGATAATGGTTATTCTTTTAAAGAGATTACTCCAGAATTAATCTCTGTTGAAAACTTTTTATCAAAAGAACAGTTAGACACTTTAAACAAAATCATAAATAGTACTTCTCAGGAAGATTGGGAAGTAGAATACTTGGGAAATCTTAAAAATTTTTGTATAGAAAAATTTGGTAGAGATGATGTTGATAATCTTGTTGCAGAAGGAAAATTTGAAATTACTCAAAATTGGAAAGATAAAAATTTTAATATATCAGATCACGAAATGTATAGACCATTGTATGATAATTTAAATTCAATGGTTATTGAATCAGACTCAACCCTAAATTTAAGTGGACTTGCAACAATTCAAAGAATGCAACCTGGAGTAGAACTAAAATCGCACACAGATCAGCATACAGATCCTTCTATAAGATATGCCACAATTATATACATAAATGATGAATACTTGGATGGAGAGTTATTTTTTCCACACCTTGACATAGAGTTAAAGCCTAAACCAGGTACTATGTTATTTTTCCCAGGTAACGAAGAATATGAGCACGGAGTAAGACACGTAGGAGAAGGACCCATTAGATATGTTCTTGTTGGGTTTATTAAAGAAAAAGATCACTATAAAAAGAATAGGTATTAGGAGGAGTTAAATGAATAAAGAAATATTGGACCCAAAGGTTTATTACTATACAGATGCAATAGAAGATTTTGATAAATTTCAAAGCACATTAAAGGATTTAGATTCTTTGGAATCAGGTAATGATTTTAACGTAAATATTTGGAATCCCTGGACAGCCTCTAACGATAAAAACTTTATTTATGGTGAAACTAAGACATTTGATATTAATGCAATAAACAGATTAGGCGGAGAGGTAGGAGAAAAAAGTAAATACATCTATGATTCAATAATGTCTACCCTCTATAATGTTTGTAAAGATTATGCTACATCTATTGGAGATTTTGACGAACCAAGAATTTTCCCAACTTTTAATATAAAGAAATATAATACTGGAGTAGGTATGGGAGCACACTTTGATCAGTTAGATGGAGACAAAACCTTGAGGTACTCTCTTGTAATGTACTTAAATGATGACTGTGAGGGTGGAGAAATATCTTTTCAATTAAAAGACTATGATGGTGGTTGGACAAGTTCTGATGGATTCTCTAAAGGATCTGCCCCAGCAGTAGATCTAGACTATGACATATCTGTAGCAAATAAAGCAATTGACTTTGGATTAAAGCCAAAAGCAAATAGTGTTATTATATTTCCAGCGTTTCCTCCGTATTTTCACACAGCCCATCTTGTAAAGTCTGGGTTTAAATACATGGTTCCTTCACATTGGATTCATAATGAAATGGATCTTAATCGCAACGGTGCTATGTAATTGAAAACAGCAATAGTCACTGGTGCAAGCAAAGGTGTAGGGTATGCAACTGTTAAACTTTTATCTGAAAACGGATACAGAGTTATTGCTGTTTCAAGAGACCTGTCTAAAGTTATTAATCTGGTTTCTGACAATGTTGAAGTTTATAGGTTAGACATAACAAGTGCTGATGAAATTAAAAGGTTTCACGAAAAGTATAGTGACATAACCCTAGACCTTCTTGTTAATAATGCTGGTGGAGGCGCAAGCCCTACACACATAGTTAATGAAACAATGGATAACTTTAGAAGAGCGTATGATATCAATGTTTCTGGGCCAATGTATTTATCTCAACTTTTTGTTCCTTCTATGAAAAAATCAGAATCTCCTACAATCATATTTATTAGTTCTTTAGGTGGAAAGTTTGCTTATAGATCAGGTGGCAATTATACAAATGCTAAAAGAGGAATGATGGCGCTAGTAGATACTATGAGGTTAGAGTTTCCAGAATATGGAATTAAGATTACTGAAATTTGTCCAGGGACCATAGATACTCAAATAGAAAAAAAGAACGCTGCATTAACAGCAGAAGATATGGCAGAGTGTATTAGGTGGGTTTCTGAATTGCCAAGCCATGTAAACATTAATCATATAGAATTAAACCACATACTCAGTGGTAAATGAGTTTTTAAATAACTCTTAACTTAAACTTTAGGGAGAGTTTTGCTTTTTTAAAAACTCTGCTATAATTAACACTTAATCCGTTTTTGAAAGGACGATACATATTATGTCAGATTTTTTTAGTTTTAAACTTCCAGAGGACTTTGTAGAAAAGTACAAGAACCAAGAAAGCCCATTTGGGTTTAAGGATGCAGCAGAAAATTCACTTGGAGAAATTACCTTTATTCGTACTTATTCTAGAATGAAGGAGGATGGAACTAAGGAAAGATGGCACGAAGTTTGTCGTCGTGTAATTGAAGGTATGTACTCAGTTCAAAAAAATCATGCTAAAGAAAACCGTCTTCCTTGGAATGACTACAAGGCACAGAAGTCTGCACAAGAAGCATTCCAAAGAATGTTTGAATTAAAGTGGACACCACCAGGTCGAGGTATGTGGGCATTTGGAACTCCTATGACCATGGAGAAGAAGAACTCAGCAGCCCTACAGAACTGTGCAATGGTATCAACAAAGGACCTTGATAAGAATGATCCAGGAGCCTTGTTTGCTTGGGTTATGGATGCATTAATGCTTGGAATTGGTGTAGGATTTGATACAGTGGGACAGGATAAGAATTTCTCAATCTATACCCCAACAGAACCAGAAGAGATCTTTGAAATCCCAGACACTCGTGAAGGTTGGGTAGAATCAGTTAGACTACTTATAAATTCTTACCTACGACCAAACCAAAGTATCCAGAAATTTAACTATGATTTGATCAGACCCCTAGGAGCCCCTATCAAGGGCTTTGGAGGGGTTGCATCAGGACCTGCACCTCTTATCAAGTTGCACGACCAGATAGACCGTGTAATCGGCTCCAGAGGCGGAGAAACACTAGATTCTCGTGCCATTGTAGACTTGGTAAACCTTATTGGTACTTGTGTAGTATCAGGTAACGTAAGACGATCAGCAACTCTTGCTTTGGGTAATGCAGGGGATGAAACATTTATGAATCTAAAGAACTCAGAGATGTTCCCAGAGCGTAACTCATTTGATCCAGAAAATCCAGGTTGGGCTTGGATGTCTAATAATTCTATTTCAGCAGAAGTAGGAACAAAGTACGAAGACTATGTAGATTTAATTACAGAAAACGGAGAACCAGGTTTTATCTGGCTTGATGTTGCTCGTAATTATGGCAGACTAAAGGATGCGCCAGATGGGAAAGATTATCGTGTGATGGGCTTTAACCCTTGTGCGGAGCAGCCATTGGAATCATATGAGTTATGTACACTTGTAGAAGTGCACTTAAATCGTCACGAATCTAAGGAAGACTTCCTGCGTACCCTAAAGTTTGCATACTTGTATGGAAAGACTGTAACACTTGTTCCAACACACTGGCCACAAACAAACGGTATCATGCAACGCAATCGTCGTATTGGTACATCGCTTACTGGCATTGCATCATTTGCAGATCAAAAGGGTTTGCCAATTGTTCGTGAGTGGATGGATGAAGGCTACAACAAGATTCGTCACTATGACCACCAATACTCTGAGTGGCTATGTGTTAGGGAATCGATTCGTGTAACAACAGTTAAGCCATCAGGATCAGTTTCAATTCTTTCTGGTGCAACTCCTGGAGTTCACTGGGGTCCTGGAGGAAACTTCTTCCTTCGTGCAGTTCGATTTGGAAACACAGATCCAATGATGCACTTGTTCAAAGCAGCAGGGTACACAATCGAAGATGACGTAGTATCAGCAAATACATCAGTTGTATACTTCCCAATTAAATCAGGTCATCCAAGATCTGAAAAAGATGTTACATTATTTGAAAAAATTGCACTTGCTGCAACTGCTCAGAAGTATTGGTCAGATAATGGTGTTTCCGTAACACTTTCATTTGACAAGGAAACAGAGTCAAAGCATGTTGTTCCAGCACTGCATATGTACGAGGGACAACTAAAGGCAGTTTCATTTCTTCCAATGGGAAATCATACATATCCTCAGCAGCCATATACTCAGATTACTGAAGAAGAATACGAGTCATATATCGGCAAGTTGAAGCACATTGACTTTGCTGCTATCTATGATGGAGCAGAAAATCTTGAGGCTCAAGGCGAGATGTACTGCACAACAGACTACTGTGAAATTAAAATAAACAAGTAGTCTTCTGTGGTAAAATAGACTTATAATGTCTAATCCATCAAACCTGTACGCAGAAAAAATATATGCAGAGCATCCAATTGCTTTGTGGTCTCTGGACGACAAGGCTGATTATATTTCTTTAATTTCAGAGCCTCAAAGGGTTTTGTCTGATACAACAAAATGGAATGTTCCAACTGGTGGAGAAGTGTCTGACTATTCAGATTCTATAGATCAACCATTTCCTGAAAGCCAAACAACAAAAATAACTGGGGATTTAACAGAAAATGATTTTGGTCAGGTAGTCTGCATAAGTAAAGACATTGAGAATTTTTCAACCTTAAATCAAACTCTGTCAACATTTTCTGTAGGAGGATTTTTTAATTCCATAAGTGCTTATACCTCTAGTTTTGAAATAGGTTACGAATACGATGACACAACATCTGGTAGCACAATTCAAAGACTAAAGTCTTACACAACCTCTATTCAGAATAGATGGTTTTTTATATCAGAAACATTTGATATTCCACAAGATAATACACAGTTCAGGATTGTTATAAAAATTAACTATATTGGTGGAGCCTCTAACGTAGAGGACTATGAGTTTTTGGTAAATGGAATTACTGTTGGACAATGGTGTGAAGAGTTTAACTCATCTTCTCTTGGAGTTCAAAAAATTTCTATTCCTTCAACCATATCATTGCCTGAGTCTTTTGCAATTGAAGCAGATGCATATGGTCTTCAAGACAATAAAGGTTATTACATGGTCAAAGACAATAGCCTTATGGCAAAGAACACAGGAATTCCACTTGTATACGGCGCATCAAATTTAACAAAACTTTTGCCAAACAATGGATTACCATCTATCATAATCCCAGGTCTTGGTTTTTTATCTGAGGCTGGTCAGTATAAAGAGTATACTTTAGAAGCGTGGATGAGAATTAACTCAGACTCAATTACAAAGAAAAGAATTCTTGGTCCAATTGCATCTACAGATGGCTTATATGTTGAAGGTCCATTTATTATATTAAAGGTTGGAAATAATTCTGGGGCTTACTATGTTGGCGAATGGACAAGGCCAATGCTTATTCATATAAGAATTTTAGAAAATAATGCATCTCTTCTTATCAATGGAGAAGAAGTAATTTCTTTAAATTACCTAACTTCAGATCTGACATTTCCTGTAAGTATTTTAAATGATAAAGAACAAGACTGGATCGGATTTTATGCATACGAGGATGTCTCTCCAATAGAGATCGACTGTGTTGCTATATACACATATATTGTTCCAATCGTTCTTGCTAAAAAAAGATTTGTTTATGGCCAGGGTGTTGAATTTCCAGAGGGTATTAACCAGGCATATAGTGGTTCATCAATATATATAGACTATCCATTTGCAGATTACACAAACAATTATTCATATCCAAATATAGGAAAGTGGAACCAGGCAATTGTTGATAACTTAAGTGTTGAGAATAATCTTTTATGTACTCCAGACTACAAACTACCAGAGATAGTTTTAGAGTCCTCAAATATCGATCAGTTGTATTCTGACCTTGGAGAGATTCAAGATGAGCCAGATAAATTCTTTTCTTTTGACTCCGTTACAAACGGGTATATGTATTTTGATAATTTAAATTTTTTAAATGAAAGGGTTAGATCTTTTTATGGTTCTTTTAAATTTTTAGAAGAGCCAACTCAAACACAGACTTTGTTTAGGGTAGAATCAGAAAACTCCTCTGATTACTTTGAGATATCTACACAAAATAAAAACATAGTATATAAATTAAGTTATGGAAATACAGAACAGATTCTTGCAACATTCTCTTGGTCGGGCGAAGATCCTTTTACTGGAATAGCATTAGAAGAAATGTTTCCTGTAGGTTTAGATATAGACAAAGTGTCCAAATATTTTGGAGGAAGCGTTGCATCATTTTTTGGTAACATAAATACCTTAAAGTTTTATGTAGGTGGAAAGTCAGACTTAACACAAACCTTTACTGGAAAAATCTATAAGGTTGGATTTTGTACAGCAAGAAATCATAAAAAGGTTGAATACCTATTTAATGAGCGAGGCATTCCAGTAAATGATGAAAATGTTTTTCAGTTGTATTTAGATGCCCCAGATGTAGCCTACAACTCTACAGATGATTATTTTGGAAATAATAGTGCAGAATGGGATCAGTTAATTGACTCAGGTAGTGCTGTCTCATATACTGTAGATAGGTTTCAAGATCATACTGCAAGTTATACCCTTTCTCCATCAGAGTACTTTGACAACTATACACTCGATATTGATATACAAGGATACTGGGAAGACTATATCCCTTTGACATATTTTTCTCAGTTTGTTAAAGATGAAAAAAACAATTCCTACTACGACCTTGATTTAATTCAGTTTAACATTAACTATCCAGCACCATCAAACTTTGTTGAAGAAGAGCAGACTGGTGAGTGGACATATGCAGAATTGTCAGATGAGTATAACGTTCCAATACAAAGAACTTATGAGTCTTTAGATAATCAATTGTTTACGGGGTATCTAAATTATGATGATTTAAAAAATAGAGCATACAAAAATTACAAGTATGATACATCAAACTCTTTGGTTAGATCTTATGTTACATTCCAGTATGTTGAAAATGGGGCAAACTTTTTAGAATCAAACTTCACTAATATAGAAAAACCATCTAATGATTCTATTGTTGTTCCAGGAGATGACTGGATAACTACAAAGTATGAGGTTGTGAATAATATGATTGTTTATCCTCCAAAAGATGTTTCCCCATTAGATCTTGCTATTGTTACACATTTAGATTTTAACGTAAAGGGCATTATAAATAATAGGGTCAAGATTAGAAACCTTGAGTATGCCTCTCAAGCATTTAACTCAACATCTCCAAACCCAATTGG